AAGGCTTACCTGCCGTCCCCGCCAGAAGTGCTGATGAGGCCTCCTCAGGAATTAAAGACACTGTTGCCCTCGCAACCATCGTCGGAAACTACTCAGTCTGTATCCAAAACGCCCAGCAACTCGCAGGACTCCAACAGTGGATCAACGACACCAAAGCCGCAGTAGATAAAGCAAATCCAAAGGAACAAGGAAAGTAAATTATGAATGAGAAACAAAAACTAATTTCATGGATCATGCGTGTGACAGTTCTTGTGCTTGCAAGTGTCACTGTTGCTGTTGTTACTGTGTTAATGATTGGTATTTTTTTGCCAAATGATCAGATCGACAACAAAGATATTCTTGCACTGATCGGCCCAGCATTTAACACAATTATCGGCGCGTTTGTCGGCTTACTTGGCGGTCTATCTCTATCTGATAAAGAACAGACTCTTCCTCCTCCTCCCCCTCCAGCTCCTACACCTGAGCCAGAGCCAGAAGTACTAAGCGAGTAATATTTGTCATGGCGAATGAGTTAGAAACTAGAGTTGCAGTACTTGAACATGACGTTTCGCAAATGTCTAGTTTCTTCTCTAAGCTTGACTCAACAATGGAGAAGATGACTGATATCTCTTCTTCAATTAAAGAAATGCTGGCGGTACACGACATGAAGATTATCAAGAGCGAAGAACATACAGAAAATCTTTATTCGTTGATTGAGAAAAGACGTTATCAGTCTGAAACACAACATCAAGTAATTCAAAACAAAATTTCAGAGACGGAAAAGGAAATTAAACGCGATATGGACGATTTCCAAAAATCTGTTATTTCTGAAATGAAAGACATGCGTAAAGAATTAAAAGAGTATTACCAAGCCACTCAGAAAAACACTGGTATCTTGGATAAAGGTAAACTTGTTCTCACTGCTATTGGCATTCTTCTTACCTTTATTTTCTACAAGCTAGGTGTAATTCCGTTCGTTAAATTCTAAAAATCCTATTGACAAATCTCAGGACTAGTGTATAATCAGTTCTGTCAGCATCATGTTAGTGAGATTTTATAATGGACAATACCTGGATTGACGTAAAGTATGCTACGCTTATCTCTACGCGGCTGCAACTTTTCAAAATCAAAACGCACAATCCCTTTCTTGCAAATCTTAGGTGCCCACTCTGCGGTGACTCTGAGAAAAACAAACTCAAAGCGAGGGGATACCTTTTTCAGAAATCTACAAAACTTTATTACAAGTGCCATAACTGTGGTGTTTCACAAAGCTTTGCTAAGTTTCTTTCTAAGGTCGATCTATTGCTGCATGAAGAGTACAGCAAAGAACACTATCTAAACAAAGAACATATTGCTTATAAGCCAAAAGAGTCCATCATGCCCACGATGGATCCACCTCGCTTTCTTGCTGCTGGCTCTCCTCTTAAGAAGCTTAAGAAGATATCTCAGCTACAGTGGGATCATCCAGCAAAGACGTACATCGTTAATCGCAAGATACCAAATGAGTTTCATGCACGATTGTTCTATTGTGCTAACTTTGCACAGTGGGTGAATACGATTGTTCCAGATAAGCTGGATGAAAAGTTCAAATCACCAAGACTTATTATTCCATTTCTAGATGAGAATAGAAATCTCTTCGGCTTTCAAGGTCGCTCTTTTGACCCCAAATCCAATCTAAGATATATAACAATCATGCTAGATGATAGGCCGAAAATATTTGGACTAGATTTAATAAATAAGGAGCTGCCTGTTTATGTTTTTGAAGGCCCAATTGATAGTATGTTTATACCTAATAGCTTGGCAATGGCGGGTGCCGATGTTAAGCTTGACTCAGATTTTAAAGATGTAGTTTATGTGTTTGATAATGAACCGCGAAACAAAGAGATTGTGTTTCGCATAGACAAGTGTATTGACAAAGGTTATAAAGTTGTTATCTGGGACAGAACGTTTGTTCAGAAAGATATAAACGACATGATCATGGCAGGCAACGATGCAGAACATATCAAGATCGTTATTGATAAGAGAACGTTTAGGGGGATCGAGGCTAAAGCAGAATTAATGCACTGGAGAAAAGGCTAATGACGAGATTGTCTGAAGACATGAGACGAGTTGACTACAGCGTAGAAGGCTCTTACGAGGTACTTCCTATTGGTACCGCAAATGAACTTCGGGTTCTTAGGACTCTTGCGCGATCTCTCATAGAACGAACCTTAGATGTAAACGAAAGTTTAAACGATGTTAAAGAATTCTATAGAAAACAATGTTATCTAAAAGATGACATTTTCTAATAGCGAATTAAAATTAAACAAAAACGATCATCCTCTCGCAGAGCAAATCTGTAAACTAATCTGTGTAGAGGAAGGTGTGCCGCCAGACAAAGAAGTTACTGGTCTAGGCGGTAACATAGATACGTATACGCAGTACAGATATTGGCAATATAGATTGCCTATGGTTAGAAAAATTCTAGATTTGATTGAGAACGGAGAATAATTTATGCTACAAGAAGTGAATTTAATTGGCGTTACAAAGCCAAGCATGTATACAGGATGTTCTACTGCAAGTCAACTAGTCGCATGGGCAGCAAGAGTTTCTAACCCATCAAATCAAAACAACACACAGACAGCAAGTAAGCTTGTACGTTACTTGATCAAAAATCAACACTGGTCGCCTTTAGAGATGGTACATATCTCTATGGAAATCAAGACTACCCGTGATATTGCTCGACAAATTCTTCGTCACCGATCTTTTTCTTTTCAAGAATATTCTCAGCGTTATGCTGATCCCACGAAAGACTTAGCATTTACTACACGTGACGCTAGGTTGCAAGATACAAAAAACAGACAAAACTCTATCGACACAGAAGATAAAGCTTTACATGAAGAATGGAATATGTTACAATATTCTATAATGGACAACGCTCGCAAAGCGTATAAGTGGGCAGTCGAAAAGGGTATTGCAAAAGAACAAGCCCGAGCAATCTTACCAGAAGGTATGACTGAATCTGTTATCATCATGGCAGGTAGTCTACGCAGTTGGATTCACTACTGTCAGCTACGCATGGACGTAGCAACTCAAAAAGAACATCGTGAAGTAGCAATGAAATGCTGGGACATTATCGGTGGGCATTTTCCAGATATCATTGAAGCGTTCACTGAAATCAAGGAACTTGAAGACACAAAAAAGAGCGTATAATTATGACAAACTTAGTTGAAAATCTACATAAAGAACGTGGCTCTCGTTACGGCAGCTGGCAACAACAAGCAGCAGTAGCACAAGCAATTAAGCAAGCATATAAGTTAGGCAACAGTTATGACAATTGCAATGATGCTGTTTTAGAAAAGCTAGATATGCTTGCTAACAAGCTATCTCGTATTGTCAACGGCGATCCAGAGTATCAAGATAGCTGGGATGATATCGCAGGATATGCATTACTTCCTCATTCAGATAAAGCGGAATAATAATAAAAATGAATACAGTTACCAAGCGCGATGGCTCAAGAGAATCGTTAGATATTGAAAAATTTCACAGAGTTATTTCATGGGCGTGTGAAGGTATTACTGGCGTATCTGTTTCAGAAATTGCGCTGAAATCACACATTCAATTTTATGATAAGATTAAGACTTCTGATGTTCAAGAAACAATCATCAAAGCATCTTCAGAGTTGATTACAGAAGAGAATCCAAACTATCAGTACGTTGCTGGTCGTCTTATCAATTATAATCTTCGCAAAGAAGTTTACGGCAAGTACGAGCCAGATAATTTGCTTTTGCATGTGAAGCGTGTAGTCAAAGACGGCTACTATGATCGTGAACTTCTAGATGTATATTCAGAAGACGAATTTAATATTGCTAATAGTTTTATTGATCACAATAGAGACAGTCTATTGACTTATGCTGCTATGGAACAGTTCCGCGGCAAGTATCTAGTAAAGAATCGCGTCACTAAGAAGTTTTATGAAACTCCTCAGATGGCTTACATTCTAATCTCTATGACACTATTTTCTAAGTACTCTAAAGATACTAGAATGAAGTGGGTAAAAGACTACTACGATGCTATCAGTACGTTTGATATCTCTTTACCTACACCGATTATGGCTGGTGTTAGAACACCACAGAGACAGTTCTCTTCCTGTGTTCTAATCGAAACGGAGGACTCTCTTGATTCAATTAATGCAACATCTTCTGCTATCGTTAAATACGTTTCTCAGAAAGCTGGCATCGGTATTGGAGGTGGCAGTATTCGGGCTTTGGGTTCTCCTATTCGGAACGGCGATGCATCTCATACTGGGGTTATTCCTTTTTATAAGCTTTTTCAGTCTGCTGTTAAGTCATGCAGTCAGGGCGGTGTACGGGGCGGTGCTGCGACCCTTTACTACCCGATCTGGCACTTAGAGATTGAAGACCTATTAGTACTCAAGAACAACAAAGGCACAGAAGACAATCGTGTCCGTCACATGGACTATGGTGTCCAATTCAACAAGGTGATGTATGAGCGACTTATTACGAACGGTAATATTACCCTCTTCTCACCGAATGACGTACCAGAACTCTACGAGACCTATTTCACAGACTCAGAAAAGTTTAGAGAGCTATATGAACGAGCAGAGAAAAATCCAAAGCTTAGAAAAAAGCAAATCTCTGCAATCGAACTCTTCTCATCATTCGTCCAGGAAAGGAAGGATACTGGACGTATATATTTGATGAACGTTGATCATGCAAATGATCACGGCTCATTCATTGACGCACCAATCAAACAAAGCAATTTGTGTTGTGAGATTAATCTACCCACTAAACCGCTAAGGAATATCAATGACGAAGAAGGCGAAATTGCCCTTTGTACCCTATCAGCGATTAACTGGGGTAAGATCAAAACTCCGGAAGATTTTCGAAAACCCTGTGAACTTAGTGTTCGCGCTCTTGATGCTTTACTTGATTACCAGTCTTATCCCGTAAAGGCAGCAGTAACTTCTACTAAAAAATATCGGCCGTTGGGCATCGGCATTATCAATCTTGCCTACTGGATGGCAAACAATGATATGACGTACAGTGAGCCAAATCTAAAGCTACTAGACGAATATGCAGAAGCTTGGTCGTACTATCTCATTCGTGCATCTGCTGATCTTGCTGTTGAAAAAGGTCAGCTAGGCTCTCCTGCAAACGTCAAGTACTGTCAGGGTATTCTTCCAGTCGATACGTACAAGCGAGATGTTGATGAACTGGTGAAGCGAAAGTACACTATGAACTGGGACGCTCTACGCAAACAACTAAAAGAAACTGGTATTCGCAATGCTACTCTAATGGCAATCATGCCAGCGGAGACTTCTGCTCTTATCAGCAACTCAACAAACGGTATTGAACCACCTCGCGCCCTGCTTAGTATCAAGCAATCTAAAGACGGCGTGTTG